AGTCAATCATCCCGGTGTGGCCGGTATAGCAGTACGACTCCGCTCTGCACTCGTTGCTCATGCCCCGGATTCTGTCGGCATTGGTGGCAATCTCCGGATCACTATCTATCCCGTATGTGCCACGTAAAGCCTCACACGCAGAACTCCGATATGTCACAGTACATTTTGCGTATGCCGGACAATTTTTGCAACCTCTCATGTGTTCTCCTTTCTCTCCGGCGGGCGAACCTCGCACGTCAGCGCCTCGTTCGGCGGGCTAGTTCCCACCAAATCTGCTAGTTCTGCAAAATTTTTTGAGTAGTCTGGTTTTTCCAGCGTATATCCAGAGCAAAACATCTCTAATAACTGCTCCGCTGTAAACCCTGTAACGATCTGTAACTTTGTGTACAAATCATCGAGTTCTAGCGTTCTGTTAATCCACTCGTTCGGCGCTTTGAGGGTGGGCACGCAATCAAGAACGGCTTTTACCGCCTTAAAAAGCTCTTGCTTCTTGTAGCACAAATTGATTTCTCTCCTCGTATCCGCTCCGGCCATTGCAAGGTTCCATTTGTTGTACTTATAATCGGCTACTTTGATCGCCTCATCAACGTCAATCGCTCTCATCTTTCAGCGCCTCCAATCTCTTCTTGATGATTTTCAGAGCCTCCGGGGTGAGGGGGCGGCCACAAAATCTGCAAAAATGATTCGTAGCGTAGAAAATATCATCACTTTCGATTTCAAGATCATTTGTGCAACTCATTCCCCATCGTGTAACACATACAGCAGTAAGATAGCCCTGAACCCCGTTGTTTTTGCAGAACTCACATCCTGGCCACAGTCGTTCAAGGACTGATCTATCAATCTTCATGGCCAATACCCTCCAATCTTTCCTTGATGATTTCCAGGGCCTCCGGGGTCATGGCCAGGCCGCAGGAGGGGCAGAAATTAAGGAAATTATCTGCACTTTGTTTCCCACATATCGAGCAATATAGATCGTCATACTCCACACGCTCATCAACAGTGATGGTGCGCTGCTCTCCCATATCATCAATACCAGATTTTCTCCTAAAGCCGCCGGAAATTCTATGTTTCTTTACCCAGTGGCCTCCAAATACCCGCTCTACCTGCTCTTGTGTGGGCGGGGTGAGAGCGGAGAGAGCCATCAAAGCTGCATTTCTGGTCGGTGCATAGTTGCATTTCGCCCATGATTCAAAGTGTTTAACCGCTTCTTCCTGTGTCATGATTCTGTCTCCTTTATGGTTAAATTGTTTTCCCACTCACGGTAAATCGTTACAAAATCTTCAAGACTCATTGTCACACGCCACTTTCCGTTATTTTTGCGGTGCATCACAACCGGAATCTCTTCCCTTCTCGCATCTGCCTTTGTCTGCTCCATTGCATCATCAAGATTAAGCCGTTCTACCCGTTTGCACTCGATATGTAGTCCAGGCAGTCCAACGACATCCGCATCCCCATTTGTGCCGCAATATTGCTGTCCTCTACGGCAATCATAGCCGTACCCTTTTAAGACCTTCGCTAGTTCTCTTTCTCCGACTGCGCCTTTGTTTCGACTGTTCATTTTTATCTCCTTTTACAGTCCCAATTCTTCTGCGATTTTTTTTGTAGCGTTTTGATACTCTTCCGGCGGTAAATTCATTTGTCTTAGTTGATCTTTTAAGCATTCATAGTGGGCCCAACGCCGCAGGATTCCTTCACTCTCTCTTTCATGGGCCTCTGCCAATAATTTTTGTACACTCATTCTGGTTCCTCCAGCTCTTCTTCAATTTCATAAAATCGTTGTCTATCCCCATCAAACGATAGGTTTATAAGGCCCCTTCGGCCTTCTTTATTTTTGACAACCATCAGTTTTCTCCGTCCTTTGTCCTGTGGGTCATCCGGGTTTGCCAACATCAGGATTATGTCCGCATCCTGCTCAACTTGTCCGCTATCCTTTAACGTAGTCATATCTGGATCGCCGGAGTTTGCAGATCGGTTTAACTGGGACAATGCAATCACTGTAGTCCCTGTATCCTGGGCCATTGTATGCAGCGCCTTAGATGCATTTGTAGTTTGCTCGTAGAGGCTTTTGCCTTTACTAGCTATTAATCCCAAATAGTCTACAAAGATAATATCTGCTTGCTCTTGTATGGACTTTGCACGGATTTGATCGACCGTCCATCCAGCAGCTTGCACCACGTCAAACTTTAAGTCGCGGAACCTGTCCGACCGCTCTACAATACGTGTCCAGTCCTCGTCGCCCATTTCTCCGGTTTTTATCCGGGATAGATTAACTCCTGTATCACAGGCAATCAGACGGTCTGCAAGTTTGTCCGGATTGGTCTCCAAAGAGAAATACAACACCCTATAATCCCTCGCCATATGCAACATGATCTGCAATGTTATGGCCGTCTTTCCAGCGCTTGGACGCCCTCCAACAACTACAAAATCACCTCTATCGATATAGGCCCTCCGGTCTAATTTTGTAAACCCTGTCGGTATGTACTTACGCGGTTTTCCACGGGTTTCGAAAAACCTTAAAAGCATCTCCGCTGCACTTAACTGCTGATTGTCCCGGCGAACAGTCTCAAAACATCGTAGGACAGTTTCGGCGGATGACCGGCACTCCTCAATCTCTCTTCCAGTGTCTATGGTCTCTAACAGTTCCGCCGCCTGCGTCGCCGCCCGTCTAATTTGAGCAGTCTCCCAAACGATACGGATATAGTCTTGATAATGGCTGATCGTCGGTGTTGCCTCCGCTGCTGAGACAAGTGTTTGCTGGTATTCTGGACCTACTGCGGACAGAATCGTCACGCTATCTATCGGTCGTCCTTTACGGTACAATCCTTGACACGTCTCATAGATATTTTGATACTCCGGTACACTAAAGTCCCTTGGTGATAAGTAGAGCATAGCCTCTGGCATAACCATTGATGCATCAAGCAAAATATCTCCGATAACCGCCTGTTCTGCTTGATAATTTGTTCTCATCACCACTCCTCCAAATCACTCGGTTCTATTTTTATGGGTTTAGCCCTATTTTGCTCTTTTGCCAACCAACTAGTAATAAACCGTAGTATCCCTTTCTTCGTCTTTCTGCGAGTAGGATTTGCTATGCACCATCCTTTCATGTTCCGTAATTGCTGCTTTATATCTACCCCTGGATACAGATCTTTCCATTCGGATATTTGTTCTTCATAGACTGGATAGGTCGTGCCATCGTTTAATGGTAGTCCAATGATACTTTTCCGGGCCGGTTCCGCTTCTGCGGGAACGGCCTGTCCGATACTTTTCTTTACTTTACTTTTCTTTACTTTACTTTCGGGATTTTTTTGTAAATTAACGGGTATTTCTTCCAAATTAACCGCGGTTTCTTCCAAATTTACTGATTTAAAGGTAACTTTTTTAGAAGTACTGGTTGGAACGTCTTTTCTATCGTTCAAATCAAGTAACCAGTACTCCTGTATAAATCGTATTTCCTCGCGGGTAGATACTGCTTGTATGTACCTGCGTTGGATACCCGCTGATGTCAAAATGCCGAACATCTGAAATACCCCATTGTCAAAGATGGAACGTCGCAGACACCCTTGCACCACCTGCGTTATGTTCTCGGGGACGATCCCACAACCAACAGCGTCAGCCATAAGGAGGCAGGCATCATTGTCCCACACTTTAAAGTATCCATTTGTGCGGTAGATGTCGCAAAGGAGTGCCACTAATATTGTGATACCCTTTGCGCCAAACTCCGCTTTTAAAAGTCTTATTTTGTCATCTTGAAAGAAATCCGTATCTAGAGGAAAATAATCTATCCCGTCCTTTATTGGACGAGCCACTGTTATTCCTCCCTTCAGAGTCAATTAAATTATGCCAAGATAATCACGTCATTCCGATCTTCAAATAAAACTTCAAAATACTGTTTGATCGAAACGATTACTTCATGTTTCCATGCACTTCCATCTGCTTCAAACAATGCAGCCACAATGTTTCCGGAAGAATCTTTTTTCATGCGAAACACAAAACTGCTTGCAGGCTGGTAAACTTCCGGGAATGTACGGAATGTTTGCAGTTCTAGCGGGTTAGGAGCTTTGACTTTCTTTGCAAGCGAAATGCCGGTTGTTGCAGTTACAGTTTGGCTTACTCCATCGTCATTGCTGGTAATACTTGTGTCATCACGCACAGAAGACAAAAATTGAAGCAATATGTCTTTTTCCATAGATGAGCAAAAACTACATTGCGCATTGATAATAAATGTTTCTACATCCATCCAACGGCCAAACGGAAATGGATTATATTCAAAGCAGGCATGGATCATATGATCACGATTTTTATCTGTGTTTAATTCTCTAAAAAGATTCACTTCATTGAACTCTCTAACGTGAATGACATATCTTCCATCTTGTAGCATAGCGGAATCTGTTTCATTATGGATGTAATCCACAATAGAAGTTAAAGTCCCTGTTTTTAACGGTTCTGCAACATTGTTTTTCGGAAGTTTCTTCATATCTTTATCTACAAGTCTAATATCCCCATACTCTACAATATGCGGGGCATCTAACTCTAAAATCGCATTCAAAAAGTCTCTAGTCATATCCATAATTCTGTATCCTCCCTTATGCTTGCTTAATTAGCCGTAATACTTTTGGCTCGTTTTCTTCATTTCCATCAAATGATTGTTGTCCTGGAACCTGTGGAACCATTTCAACAGCTGCGGCTTCTCCATTTTGATCTCCAGTAATAAAAAGTGCGGTCGCGACAGGATTTGTAGGTTCTAATTTAGA